GCCTTGGTTCGTTATCGTTCCACAGGCACAGCGGCTTAATAGTTGCGTTGCCATTAGCGGGGGGCGAAAATCCCCCGCTTTTTTTAAACAGGAATTCTTATGACTATCACCGAAAAAATCTTGAACGGAATCAAACAAGCCATCACCGAAGGCGGCAAAGTAAATATCGATTTGCGTGAAGCAAGCGCCATTACTGGTTCGGGTTCGGGTGTTGGTGGTAATGTTGTTTTTGATGATGCGTTTGCCGCACTGCGTCAAGCCAACCCATTGCGTCAAGGCTCGCGCCAAATCGCAGTGAATGGTTCTGATGCTCAATTCGTTGCCAAAACTGGTAATGCCGCAAACAGCACTAACCCTTGGGGTTACACATTTACGCCTAACAGCGGTTCACCTAATGTGAATACAAGCATTTGGCAATTGCCTGTGCGCGTATTGGTTGCACAATTGCCAATCAGAACTGCGGTGTTAAGCGATGTTAATAATTTGGATGCAACATTGGTTGAAGATTTGGCGCTTGAATTCGCCCAATTGGAAGGTCAATCAATGGTGCTTAATAGCGACCAAGCGGGTAGCACAACTACTTCAACTGGTGCTACTAATGGCCTGCGCGGTTTGGATAGTTACACTAGCGCTTCTGCTAGTGCTTATGGTACTAGCGGCACGGCTATTACAAATGGTATTCACAGTATCGCTACAGTTAGCAATGGCGGTGTTGCGGTTACTTACAATAAAATGACCAACATGGCCAATGCGTTGCCTGCCCAATATTGGTCACTGCCAACAACCGCTTGGCATATGACCCCGACAATGATTCAGACTTTGCGTCAATTGAAAGACAGCCAAGGTTTGCCATTGTTCTTAGAAATTGGTGATGCTGATGGCGCGGCAGTTGGTCGGGTATTTGGTTGGCCAGTTATCCCCAACCCTTATTTGTCTGATGCTTTCCCAATTTACTTGGCAAACTGGAATCGCTTTTTGACGATTGGCGACACTGAACAAATGTCTGTGCAAATGTTTGAACAAACCCAAGCAGGCTTTGTGACCATGTACGCAGAAAAACGCGTGGTCAGTTCTGTGCGCGATCCATTCGCAGGCGTTCGTATGTCTGCCGCCTAAAGGGGCTTAAATGTCAGTAAATAACCAATTACTTGGTGCGCCCTACGGGGCGGCTACACGCAACCCGTTCAGTTATGTGAAGTTTGAACAGATCGGTCGCGATGTAACAACACAATGGTTAACTTTGGATGAACTGACAAACCAAATTAACTTATTTGATGATACATCGCAAGATGGCTATGTTCTGTCATTAGAACTTGCAGTTCGTTTTGCAATTGAAGATTACTTAGGGCTTTCAATCTTTCCAGTAACATATCGCGTTTGGTATGGTGCTGAAAACTTGGCCACATCGCCTGTTTGTTTAGATTTGCCCGAAGTATCGCAAAACCAATCATCAAATTTGGCAGGCGTAACAATCAATTCTGTTGCGTATTGGGACAATAGCACACCATCAGTTTTAACTGTGGTTTCCCCAAGCGAATATTACTATGATGCAAGCGGCAATAAAGTTATTGTTCAGACTTTGCCAACTAGCATCAATAGCGAAATGACTGCGCCAATTATTTGCGAATACACAACTGTTTCTAACCCATTGTCAACTTACCCTGTTATTAAGCAGGCAGGCTTATTGTTGTTTACACACCTTTACAACAATCGAAGCAATACAACAGATATTCAGTTGAAAGAAATTCCATTTGGTGTTGCAACATTGTTGCGCCCTTACAAACCTTTGGTGATGTAAATGGCAATCAAGCGGTTTGAAAACATCGATGTAAATAATTTGACTTTTGGCGCGTCAAGTTTTGGTGAACAAAACACAACGCAAACAAAATGGTTTACAACCCGTGCGCTTGTTGGCGATGTTTCAAATAGCGTTCGTATTTCTGAAAAGTACAGGCTATATCAAGACTTGGTTAACTTTACTTTGAACTACACACCCAACATGAAGGCCATTGTTGATAGCCAACAACTGTATTCAATCAGGTGGCGTAATGTTGATTGGCGAATCACTGATGCAAGAGAATCTAACGACAGAATGCGCGTTACTTTCTTATGCTATCGTTCAGACCCAGTTACATCGGTTTAAAAATGGCAACACAAAACAATGTCGTTCAGTACGGAAAATCGATCCAATATCAATTGGCAAATATCGTTACGCCCGTGCCTGTGTACGCGGCATTTAACAGGAACTTTGCCAACCAACCTAAGTTTCTAACTTGGATGTTGCGTAATGTGCATCAGCCCGTTTACACTGGACAAACACAATCTAATAAAGGTATCGACAGGCCAGTTTTTCAAATATCGATTTTTTCGCAGAATATTGAAGATGGCTTTACTTTATCTAACCAAATATTACAATCATTGCATGGCTATAGCGGTATGTTTGGCAACCCTGATGATGGCGGTTTTTTTATCGCTAAAGCAGATGTGTTTTGGCTTTACAACAGTTATAGCAACGAAGAAAATTTAGCGCAAATCTTTTTGGATTGCACTATTGATATTCCAACATAAGATATCTTTTTTAACCCTTTCAAGGAAGATTCAAAATGGCTTTAATTAACAAAATTTTACCCGGCTATGTAGCAACACTGTGGTGTCAAGAAGGCGCAAACCCAACTGCGTTGACTGATGCACAATTGGAAACATGGACAGGCCAAGTTGCCAACATCGTTGGCACATCTGCGGGCGGCACTGGTGGTGATGGCATTCAAGTTCCTGTTGAGGCCGTGCCTGCTTTTGGTTCTGATGATGCTTTCGCGGCATTCTCTGTTGCGGGTGCTCGTACTGGTGCAAAGATCACCACACAGAATCAAGTTACATCGCTAACTATTACTTCTGCATGGAATCCCGCAGACACAGCACAATTGCTGATTCGTGATGATGGCTATAACGGCACAATCATTCGCACTTATGTTATCGCTGTTTATGATGGCGAAGATACTGTTGCCTACGCCTTTAATGGCCGCGTTGGTGGTTTGCAGTGGGATATGTCCCCATCTGCCGAAGGTAAATTTATGTTTACCATCCACCCCGTTGGCGGCAATTCATATGGTTGGTCAAACAACGCCTAAACAATATGCAAAGTACAATAAAAGACACTAACGACCTTCTAGGCTTTCTGATAACCCAATCCGATTCACGAAAGGATTGGTTTGGGTTTACACAACAGAAATTAACAGCGATTTCATTAGCGCATGAAATTGCCGCTAACCATGCGGATAAATTCACGCCTGATGAAATCGTTGATTATGTGTACACGCTAAATAACGCGTTGTATCAAAAGATCATTAAACCAATGGGTTAATTATGGGCGTTACTTTCAAAGTTGAAGGTTTGAAAGATGTATATGCCGCATTTGAAGAATTAGCCGCAGAGATTGGCGACAAAAAAGCGCAGAGTAAAATTCTTATCCCTGCCGCACGGGAAGCAATGCAACCCGTTTTAAATCAAGCAATATCTAACGCGCCAATGGATACAGGCGGTTTGCGTCTATCGCTTCAAGTTGAAGCCCGTAGGCCAACAAGGCGCGACAGGCGTTCTAAATACATCACTGAAAACGACACAGTGATTGCCGCAGTTACAACAGCATCAGGCAAGAAATTACAGGCTATGAGTGAAGGCGCGGGGTTGGTTAGGGCGCGTAAAAAATTAAAAAAACTAGGCGTAGAACAAGCGGAATCTTTTACGGGAATTGAAAGCGATGCCCGTGCCATAGCACAAGAATTCGGGAATGCAAAGAATGGTGCACAACCATATTTGCGGCCCGCAATAGAATCCCAAGCAAGTGAAACCGCAAGAAGGCTTGGGGAAATTTTAGGTAGGCGGTTAAATCAATACAGGGCAAAACAGAAATGACAAAATTTTCTAGCGCATTTGGCGACAAGTACCAAAGTAATAAGAAGAATCTTTTAACGCGCACATTTGAATTGGGCGGCCACATCTTTAAGGTTCGCATTCCACTGGTTGCAGAATCCGAAGCAATCTACCAAAAGGTTGCAAACCCTGATGAAGAAACAGTAGAAAAAGTTTATCAAGAAATCACGGCATCATTGCGCCAATTTGAAGGCAACCAAACAGACGAATTTCAATTTACTGAAAATGATGTTTTGGTTGAAGGTAGGTCTATGCGTGAAGCGGCCAAAAACAAAGCCATCACAGAAGCGAGAATTACTGAGTTTTTCAAACTGCTTGTTCCTGAACTAGAAGGTGCAACGCTAGAAGATTTAACTTATAAAGATATTCAAGAAGAATTCCCAATTTCTGTACAGATGCAGATTGTGGAAAAAATTGGTGAAGTTATTAGCCCGACCTATAAGGAAGCGCGGGGAAACTAATTGGCTCGTTAAAAACGCAGTGCATTGCGGCAATGGTTTTTAACGGGCATACATTAGATACAGTAGCCGAAATTGACGATATCACTATGGCAAACATCCAAACGATGTATGCAGATGGATTGATTGGCAACTACGGGCTTTTAACGCAAATAGCATCCCTGACCAACGGGGTGTTTAACTATATGCGCCCGCCAAATTCCCCAACTTATAAACTAGCCAACATTTTGGGTAATGCGTATGATTACATATACCCGCCTTTGTCTGAAGAACAGAAAAAAGCGGCAGTAAACGATAGCCTGATTGGCTTTATGTCACAGGCACAGGGATTTAATAAAACAAAGTTTGGGGTAAAAGATGGCTAATATGATTGCCCGCCTTGGCGTAGTGCTAGGGTTAGATTCTGCGGAGTTCAGCAAAGGGCTTGAATCCGCGGGTAAAAAACTTGAACAGTTTAGCCAAGCCGCAGAAAAATATGGAAAGATTGCCGCAGTTGGTATGGTTGCCGCAGGCGTTGCCGCGATCAAATACGCTGATGAACTTGCTGATGTAGCAGAAGCCAATGAAGTTGCAATTGGTACAGTTTTGCAATTATCAAATGCTTTGCAAGATTCAGGCGGCAAAGCCGATAACGCGGGCAAAATGCTATCAGCATTTGCAAAGTTTATTGATGAAGCCGCAAGTGGTTCAGATAAAGCACAGAAAACCGCAAAGGCGTTAGGTGTTAGTTTGCAAGACTTGGGCAAACTTTCCCAAGAAGAATTACTAAACAAAGTAGTTGCCAATCTAGCAAAAATTGAAGATCCAATTACACGCAACGCGCAAGCAATGGAAATATTTTCCAAGGCCGCTAAAGGCGTTGACATTGTTGGCTTTGCTGAAAAAATGGCAGAAGCCAACCCATTGATTGAAGAACAAGAAAAAGCAATCAAAGCCGCGGCAGATGTAATGGAATTTTTCGAGAAAACATCGCGTGATGTGATGTTGGTTTTGGCTACAGAACTTGGGCCAATACTTAAAAACACAGTTGACTATTTCAAAACATTAAGTGATAGCGGTGTTTCACTTAGCGGCATCTTTAAAACTGTATTTCAAACAGTTGCAGTTTTGGGTTCTGAAGTTCAATGGTTTTTTAGTACGATTTTTAATGAACTTGCTCACACATATCAAAACGCAAAAATATTAGTAACAGAAGGCGTTGATGCGGCTATTGCGGCCAACGAAAAATATAACGCTTCTGTTAAAGCAAGCCGACAAAACTTAGACTTTTATCAAGGTCAGGTGATGGGCGTTAGCATGGGCCGCGGTGGCACTGATGAACGCAGAACAGATAATAAAAAGCCTGCCAAGGGTGGTGGCGGTAGAGTTGTTTCAGAATCCAAAGAAGCAGAAAAATTACGCAAACAACAAATGCAACTTTACGCGTCTGGTGCGGCAAACGCGCAGAAATCTGCCGAAGAAGATGCCAAGGCCCGTGCTGATTTTTTTGCAATGTATGACAAAGGCAATCAAGCGGTTTCAGAACGCCAAAGGTTGATGGGTATTGCGTTAGATAACGAACGCGAACTAATGCAACTAGAAATGAAATCTAGCACTATGCGACAAGAGGATTACACCCTTGAACGCGAACAGATGCAGATTCGCCAACAACTTGCAAGAAACTTAGAAGAAATAGACGCGCGTAGAGATTTAACAGCAACCGCAAGGGCAGAAGCAGAAGCCCGCGAAAACGCGCTTGCAGAAAGATCATTGTCAATTGCAAAAGAAAAACACCGCTTAACAAGAGGTTTGCGCGAAGGCACTTACGAAGAAGGTATGGCAAAACGCATGGGTGAATTCTTGCGAAATATGCCAACTGAATTAGAACAAGGCGCAAAGGCTTTTGATTCGTTGATGGGCAACATGGAATCTGCAATTGATAGATTCGTTCGCACAGGCAAAATGAACTTTAAAGATTTGGCGCGTAGCATCATTCAAGATATTGTTGCAATGCAAATGAAGGCCGCGGCAGTACGATTTTTAAGTTCTTTGTTTGGTGGTTCGCCATATCAACCCGCGGCAGTGACGGGAATGCCCGGATATGCAGATGGTGGAAACCCCGCAGTTGGACAATTAAGTATTGTCGGAGAACGCGGGCCTGAATTATTCGTTCCCCGTACAGCAGGCACAATTATTCCAAATCACGCTTTGGGCGGCATGGGCGGCACAACCAATGTGACGAACAATTACATTAACGCTATCGACACTAAATCATTTGAAGATAGGTTGCTTGGTAGTTCAAAAGCGATTTGGGCGGCTAACAAATATGGCGAAAAGAACTTGGCCACAAATTACGGGAGAACCTAAGAATGTCATTTCAGACCATCTTTGAAATCCAACAGTCAATGACTGTGCAAAACCGCAGAACTGTTGGCCAACAATACAGCCGTTCAGGACAAGTGCGCGTTGCTCAATATTTAACTTCTGTGCCTTGGGTTTTTGTTGTTGAACCACATTCGTATTTGTACTATCCGCAAGTTCGAAATGTCATTCAAGCCATTGATAACAAAGATAGGCAATTGCCTGAAACTATTTCGTTTGCAAGTAATAATCTTTCTTGGTTTGTTAGATACCAAGGCGACTTATCAACCTTGCAACAAAATGCTTTAACTTTGGCTAGTTTGCCTGCGGCTAACTCTCAAACAATCACTGTGGGCAATCTGCCTAGTATTTCTTCTTCTGCGTATATTTTTAAAGCAGGCGATTTTTTGCAATTGGGCATTTATCCATATAAAGTAACCGCAGATGTGCCGCGGGGTTCTGGTTCAACTGTTACTGTAAGTTTGCATCGGCCTGTTATTGGTACACCGACAGTAGGCCCTTTGTCTGGTATTGGTGTTGGTTGTAGTTTTTTCATGTTGGCAGAACGATGCCCAACATACACACTAAACCCTGCCCCCAATGGCGCATTTGTTCAATGGGATGAACCATTTGTATTTCGTGAGGATATTACAGGATGAGCACAACAATTGCGGCTTTATCAAGCCCATCAATTAATTATGGTGAGTTCATTAAATTGACCACCGCAAGCGACACCTACACTTTTTGTAACGCGGCATCGCCAATAACTGTTGATGGTACGACATACACAAACCTTGGTAGCCTTCTTAGCATTGGCGATATCAAGCGCGAAACCAAAGCAACAAGTGGCGATTTAACAATTGCCCTGACTGGTGTTGATGGCGCTAATGTGGCTGTTATTCTTGATTCTGATATCAAAGGTTCTTTGGTAGAAGTTTGGCGCGGTTTCTTTGATTCAAACAATCAAATCATCACAACGCCAACACTGCAATTCTTTAAGCGATACCAAGGGTATGTAAATAACTTTTCTGTAACTGAAGATTGGAACGAAGAAGCAAGAACACGCATTGCAACTTGTTCTATCAGTTGTTCATCATTCAGGATGATTTTGCAAAACAGAATTAGCGGATTAAAAACAAATCCAACTGTTTGGAAAAACTTTTATCCAAATGATGCAAGCATGAATAGAGTGCCTGTAATTGCTTCAACATTTTTTGATTTTGGTTCACCACCTTTGCAGGGCAGTCAATCAACAACTTCTGCGCCTTCTGATTCTGGATTTGGTACTCAAGAAGCATAAATATGATAAGACAGGCAACAAGATATGACATACCAAGATTATTAGAAATTGTTGAGGCATACGCCAAAGAAAACACAATTACAAAACTTGGAGACAGCAACAATCATTTTCCAAAATATGTTGAAGAATTATTGTTTGGGATATTACAGGGCAAAGGTTTTATTTACATTGATAACCATATGCGTGGTGCAATCATTGCTATAAAACAAAACAACATATGGTCGCCCAAGGTTCGTGAATTGCATGAACTTTTGTGGTGGGTAGAACCTGAACATAGAAATGGAACATTGGGCGGCAGACTTTGGAAAGAGTTTGATGCACACGCAAAAAAGATGTTGGAAATTGGAAGCGTTGATTTAATATACACATCGATTTCAGCAAATGGGCCATTGATTGATTACACGCGCAGGGGCTACAAGCCTGTTGGCGCAACTTTTGTTAGGGAATAGAAATGGTTTTTACACTATTGGCAACAGCCGCGGCATCGCTTGCAACAGCAACGGGCCTATCATTGGCCGCGGCAACATTTGCGGTTAACTTTGCCGTTTCAATGATTGTTTCTAGGGTGTTTAGTTCTGGAAGCGCCAACCAAAGTGTTGATAATGGCGTTCGCCAACAAGTTCCCCCTGCCACAACAAACAGTTTGCCAATTGTTTATGGCGATGCCTATATGGGGGGCACATTCGTTGATGCCGTTTTGTCAACCGACCAAAAAACTATGTACTATGTTTTGGCGGTTTCTCAGATTAGCCCCAATGGCCAATTCTCTTTTGATACGACAAAGATGTATTGGCAAGATCAAATCATTACATTTGATGGAACAGACCCAACCAAAGTTGCAAGCCTAACTGATGGCGCAGGCAATGTTCAAACAAAGATTGCGGGCAACCTTTATATCAATCTGTACAGATCAAGTGAAGCAGGCGTTATAACGGCCTTAAACGGCACTGCATTGCCTAGTTCTGTAATGGGTGGCAGTGACATAGCCGCGGCACAACAATGGCCTTCTACGGGCCGCCAAATGAATGGCTTGGCGTTCGCTATTGTGAAGATGATTTACAACAGGGATGCAGGCACAACACAAATGCAGGCGTTGACATTCAGGGCATCGCATTATTTAAATAATCAGGGCGTTGCAAAACCCGGAGATGTTTGGTACGACTACATTACAAATCAGAAATATGGTTGTGCTATGGATGCCACCATTGTTGACGCTGATACAGCCACAGCACTGAACGCTTATTCTGATGAATTAATTACTTATACGCCTGCCGCGGGTGGCAGTGCAACACAGCCGCGTTATCGAATCAATGGCGTTTTAGATACAGGGCAAAATGTATTGTCCAACCTAGATCAAATCATGTTGGCTTGCGATTCTTGGAATCAATACAACGCTTCTAAAGGTCAATGGGCAATTGTTATCAACAAAGCCCAAGCCACTAATTTCTATTTTGACGATTCAAACATTGTTGGTGAAATCCGCGTTAGTGCTTTTGATATTTCTGCAAGCATTAACCAAATACAAGCGCAGTTCCCAAGCAAGTTAAACCGCGACCAATCAGATTATGTTTATCTGAATACGCCTGAAGAATTGTTGTTTGCTAACGAACCCGTTAATAAATACACATTCGATCTAAGCATGGTCAATGATTCTGTGCAAGCGCAATACATTGCAAACAGAATGCTTGAACAAGCGCGGGAAGATTTGATTGTTAATTTCTCTACAACTTACAACGGCATTCAAGTTGATGCGGGCGATGTTATAGCCGTAACTAATTCTGCATATGGTTGGGATGATAAGTTGTTTAGAGTGATGAAGGTTTCTGAAGTTTCATTGCCTGATGGAAACTTGGGTGCATCACTTGAATTGAACGAATACAACGCGCAAGTTTATGATGATAAAGATATCACCGCGTTTTCGCCTTCACCAAATAGCAATCTGTCAAACCCTAACTTTTTTAGCAATCTGACAGCCCCAACAGTTACCAATGTAAACACCACTGCAACAATTCCACATTTTGATGTTGTTTGTTTAGTGCCATCAACAGGCCGCGTAACTCAAATCACTTTGTTTTATACAACAGTTAGTAGCCCAACAACAACTGATTGGGAAGTTTGGAGTGTACAAACATTAGCAAACTCACAACCATTTGCGCCATCTACAAATCTTGTTTTTCAAAACATTAATCTGCCGACAAGCACTTATTATTTCTCATATAAAGTTGCAAACGAACTAGGTGGTTCTGCGCTTTCTCCAACATCTACAAGTTTCAGTTGGTCGCCTAACCCAACTACATCTGCGGTTGCGGGTACTTTCTTGGCCACCTTTTCACCCGTGGTTATGCAAGTGCCGCGGAATTCTTCATTTGTTCCATCGTTCACGGGATTAATTACGCAACTTTATGGTTCTGCCGCAGGCGGTGCTATTGATTTTGTTACAGCACAAAATGACAGTGATGCTTCATTTGTAAATAACACTTGGCGCATTGGCGGTTCATCAACTACGGGCTATACAGATATCACCACAACAAATGGTTTGGTGATGGGTTCATTAACTGATGGTGGAACATTTGCACAATGGGGCATTCCCACTGCGATGAGTGCATCGCCTGCAACAATGACAGTGCCAGTGCGTTATAAATCTGCGCTTGGTGTTGTGTCGCAAGGTGCATCATCTATTTTGCAATTTGTATTTGTAGATCAAGGCGCAACGGGAAATGCGGGTACTGATGGCAACCAATCCGCAACGCCAACGCTATATCAATGGTCAACTGCAACGCCATCAAATCCAAGTGGGCAATCAACTTATACTTGGGCAACTGCAACCAATGCAAGTTATACGGGCGGTGGTGGATGGACAACAACAATCCCTGCAAATCCGGGTATTCCATTAATCCAACTATGGACAGCAACAAAACCCGTGGTTGCTGTTGTTGGCACTGTAACTTCAACAATTAGTTGGACAAGCGGTTATTCAATTGCTTCTGTTACCTTAAATGGCCAGAATGGCGCAAATGGCACAAACGGCACTAATGGTTTAAATGGTTTGCAAGTTGCGCGGCCAGTTGTTTATCAGTGGGCGGTAACTTTGCCCGCAGGCCCAACAGGAACTTCAACATATACATGGTCGAGTTCTTCATTTACACCCGTGCCATCTGGTTGGAGTACATCAATTACTTCTGCGCCAAGTGCGGGCTATACATTGTGGGCGGCTTCTGTCAATATTTCTGATACGGCTACGGCCACCACAACATCAATTAATTGGACACTAGCAAGCATTATTGCGGCAGGCTACGCGGGCAACAATGGCGCTACAGGGCCAACAGGGCCAACAGGGCCTACGGGCGCTACAGGGCCTACGGGCGGCACAGGAAATCAGGGCGCTTCTGCGCGAATCTGTTATTCCAAAACAACGCTAACTTCTTTGGCTTCAACGCCTGCAACCATTACAACATCTGGCCCAAGTTCATTCCCGCCAAATGATTCATGGGGTGGTGGAACTGTTTGGCAAGCAACGCCCCAAACAATCTCAGCGGGCGAATCTGTTTATCAATCAGATGGCATCTATAACCCTGCAACTGGTTTAACAGTTTGGAATGTGCCGTATTTGTCTGCGCTAAAGGTTGGTAGCCTTTCTGCTATCAGCACAAACACAGGCAACCTAACTGTTTCTGGAACTATCCAATCTAACAATGCCGCTTTAAGCGGCACAACAATGACGGGTTCAGGTGCTGTTATTTATTCCAACGGGCAATTCGCAGTTGGTAATTCAACCAATAACATCACATATAACGGGTCAGCAATTACGCTGAACGGCACTGTTGTTTTCCCATCCAACATTAATTCAAATAATCTGACATTGAAAGATGGTTCAGGAAATGTGATCTTGGGCAATGGAACGCCTTTGAACTTTGGAAATATCACGCCTGCATCGGGGTGGTTAAATAACAATATTTCTATTAACTCTAATGGCACATTGTCGGGCGCGGGGGGTGGTGCTGTTACTGTTCCGGGTCTGGACAATAGCATTGTTCGTTCAGCCAATCCAATCACATCTGCAAATGTTTCAACTTACATTGGTGCGGCCGCAATTGGCACTGCATATATTCAAAATGCCGCCATCACAACAGCCCTGATTGGCACGGCCCAAATCACTACATTGAAGGTTGCAAATGAGGCTATAACATCTTCATCATTTGCGGGGTCTAATGGTTTCCAAAGGTTTGCATCTGGTTATATTATTGTTACTGTAGATGATACTTTTGCAACATCTTATATCTATGCAAATGCAGGCGATCAGATTTTGATTGATTGCACTTATTATTACAGGGTGGAAAATGATGCAAATCAACCTTGGATTCTGACACCACAAATTTATTGCAATGGTTCATTAGTTTTCAATGGTTATTCTTTACCTTGGAATCAAATTCAATCATCACAAAATTTCACACAATCAATTAAAGGTTTGTACACAGCCCCATTCACAGGGACACAAACAATTAGTTTAAATACAAATACGCAAATCAATAATTACAGTGGAACGCAAGCATTTGGTATGCGTAATTTATTGGTTAATGCTTTTATTGGGAGAAGATAAAATGCCTAGATACGCTGAAGTTGATGCAAATGGATTGGTAGTTCAAATGCTAGATTTTTCAAGCCCGCAAGTTCTTGAATATTTGAAAACTACAAAACCAACTTCTTTGTTTGTTTTGACAGAATATTTTGGTGATGCGTACCTTTATAAGTATGTTGATGGGGTTATTGTTTATGACCCCAACGGGAAACCTAGCCCAGATTACCCGCAGTAAATTGGTAAATTTTTATTGCGTCAATTTAATTTAGACAGTAAAATTTAAACAAGATAAGATAGCAATCGTACCCCTGCGAGTGCGCGGGGATCGTCACAACCTGAGTGCAGGGAAACACATGGCTATTTTTAACAAAAACACGCTACTTCAAGTTAGCGGTTTCGATAACGAAATCATTGCGGGCGAGTTGGTTTGGCAACAAAAAACCTACTGGAACATGACAATGACAGCCGCAGATGGCGTAACACCTATCGACCTTGGCGGTGCTTCTATTGATGCTCAAATCGTTAGAAGGTCTGTATCTAATATTCAAGATACAAGAAATGGTTTGTCGTTCGATATCGGCAACTATACGCCTACACCAACACCCATTGCTTTAAGCATTACAAACAGAAGTGATGCCACAGGATTTTTCACGCTTGTTATCAATGATTACACATGGGATTTAATCAATTCTGACCCAGAACTAAACATCAATGCAGAAGATTGCGTTGGCTTTTCTGGAAGAATCAAAATTGGTTTCCCTGCCAATGCAACAAACCCGCAAGATGATTCAATTATTTTCTTGTTGTTCTTGGTTCGTTCTGATGGAATTGTGGTGACTTGATATGGCAAACATTAGGGTTAATGTTGGGAACACTAATGGCGTAAATGTTCAGGTTCAAGACCCGAACAATCTCAAACTTGTTGTTCAAAACCCTGCGGCCATTAACGCAGTTATTACACAGTTACCCGACAATGTTATTCAGTTAAATCGTGGCATTGTTGGCCCTGTAGGCCCGTCTGGTGAATCCAATATTGGTGGTTATCCTATTGTGATTACAGACGCAAATAACCGCGATGTGTTGATGTGGATGGATGGCGATTGGATCAATGTGCCACAAACCGAAATCACTGATGGTGGAAATTTTTAAGGAATTGATATGAGCAATACTATCCGCATTAAACGCAGGGCAAATGGTGGTGGTGCAGGCGCGCCAACAACTTTGGCAAATGCTGAGTTGGCGTTTAACGAACAAACAAATGTTCTTTATTACGGCACAGGCACAGGCGGTGCAGGCGGTACTGCAACAACCATTATTCCAATTGCGGGTAATGGCGCTTTTGTTGATAACTCTACAGACCAAACCATTGGTGGCAACAAGACATTTAGCAACCCGATCATTGGTTCTGTAACAGGCAATTCTGGAACTGCAACTAAACTTGCCACTGCCCGTGATATTGCTTTGAATGGTGATGCAACTGGTTCAGCATCGTTTGATGGTTCTGCCAACGCAAACATCACAACCACATTGGCAACTGTTAACACCAACATTGGTGCTTACACAAAGATCACAATTAACGCCAAGGGTTTGGCCACCGCGGGAACGCAAGCAAGCCTAAGTGATTTGTCTGCGCCTACATCCGCATTTGGTTTTGGTGGCCAACTGCTAACCAACTTGGCAGACCCTGTAAACGCGCAAGATGCAACAACCAAAAGTTATGTTGACAATGTAGCGCAAGGTTTAGATGTTAAGGCTTCTTGCGTTGTTGGCACTACAGGCAACATTACGCTTTCAGGCTTGTTAACAATTGATGGCTACACTGTTGCAGATGGCGACAGGGTTTTGGTTAGAAGCCAAAATGCACCCGCAGAAAACGGCATTTATGTTGCTTCTGCAACCGCATGGTCGCGCAGTTCTGATGCAAACACTTGGAATGAATTAGTTTCTGCTTTCACCTTTGTGGAAGATGGTTCAACGCTTGCTGATACTGGTTGGGTCTGTTCAATCAATGCAGGCGGCACTTTGGGTGTTACTGCTATTACTTGGGTTCAATTCTCAGGTGCAGGCACATACAGTGCAGGCACAGGATTGACACTTACAGGCACTACATTCAGCATCACAAACACTGGTGTTAGCGCGGCTTCTTACGGCAACAACACAGGCCAAAAAACTGTTTCGTTTACTGTAAACGCGCAAGGCCAATTGACTGCGGCAAATACATACGACATTAATGTTGATGGCGGCACATACTAAATAAAATTCACCCTGCTACATAGCAACGAAAGGGCGGCCACATGGCTAATAAAATTCAGGTTAAGAGATCAGCGGTTGCGGCAAAAGTTCCAACAACTGCCGATCTTGATTTGGGCGAAATCGCAATCAATACATTTGATGGCAAATTGTTCTTGAAAAAGGATGATGGCACACAATCAATTATTGAGATTAACCAAATTGGCCCAACAGGGCCAACAGGCCCAACTGGCCCAACTGGCCCGCAAGGCCCTATAGGTAACACTGGCCCGACAGGCCCAACAGGGCCTACTGGCCCAACTGGTGCAGGCGGTGCATTAGGTAACTTTGGCGCGTTCTACGATACAACAGACCAATCAATTGTTACTGCTAACACAGCGCAAGTTGTAACAATCAATTCAACTTATTCTGCAAATGGTATTTCTCGCAATGGAACTAGCCAACTGGTTCTATCTACTATTGGCACTTACCAATTTACATTTGTTGCGGCAGTTCATAACCTATCAAACGATGTTCAGACTGCAACATTTTGGATAAGATTAAATGGCGCTGACTATCCTAATTCGGCAGTTCAAATTGACTTAGAACCAAGAAAATCTGTTGGTAATCCAAGTAGCCAATTGGTTACTGTTTCAATCATTGGCACTTCTGTTTCTGCAAATGATTACATTGAATTGTGGTGGACAGGAACAAGCACAGATGTAAGTTTGCAACACAGTGCGGCAGGCACTTCACCCGTTACGCCTGCAACACCATCTGTTATTGCCAACCTTGGTCAAATCATGTACACCCAACTTGGCCCAACAGGCGCAACGGGTGCTACAGGGCCGACAGGCCCAACAGGCCCGACAGGCACAGCGGCAACGATTACTGTTGGTTCAACTTCAACAAGCCCTGCGGGTGGTGCGGCTAATGTGACTAACTCAGGCACATCATCTGCGGCAATTCTTAACTTTGTTATTCCTACAGGCCCAACTGGCCCTACAGGCCCTACAGGATCAGCCGCAACCATTGCTGTTGGTACAACTACAACTTTGTCAGCGGGAAGCCCTGCAACAGTAACCAACAGCGGCACATCTAGCGCGGCAGTATTTAACTTTGGTATCCCTGCGGGTGCGACAGGCCCAACAGGGCCAACAGGCGCTACTGGCCCTACTGGTGGCATTGGCCCAACTGGCCCAACTGGCCCTGTTGGCCCGACAGGCCCACAAGGCCCAACAGGCGCTACAGGCCCAACGGGTGCTACAGGCCCAACTGGCCCTGTTGGCCCCCCCGGCCCTGCATCGTTTGCCGCAACATCTGTTAGTGCAACAACATCAACAGGGATTCAGACTAATTATTCAGGAAGTATTAACACCACAACCCCCGGACTTATAACTTATGGAATGGCATTTTCAGGTAGTGGTATTGCTGATTACGCGCAGGGCGTTACTTGGGGGTGGAACAGCACTGACGCGCAGGCGGGTATCTATGTTCAATCATCTGGTGCTTACGGCACTAAGATGTATTTTGGTACAACCGATTCGTTTGCAACGGGTTCAAAAACTTCAATGTCGATTGACCATGTTGGCGTAGTTCAAATACCAAGAAACTATTTGCAATCCGATTCTTCTTTACGCGCACCAATTTTTTACGACAGCAACGACACATCTTATTATTTTGATGGCGCAGGCAGTTCAAGACTAAATGTTGCATTGTTCATAGGCCCAATTCGAAGAAACTCATCTGTAGCGGGATGGCTTGAAGGCACTTTTAACAATGTAGGCAACAATAGTGATAAATCAAACCCAATTTATACGATTGGTTCTTCATACAATCCCACCGATACTGGTTTAGGCAATATGTATGGAATTGGTTATTCACATACAAACTTTTTTGGTGCTTCTAGAGGTTCTGGTTGGGGGATGTACACTGCCGCGGCAGGCGGTTTTACTGGTGTATTTGGTGCAGAAGGTAACGCATTAAACACATGGATTCTTGGTTATGGTTTGGCGACTGGTTCATGGCGAGCACCAATTTTTTATGATAGTGATGATACAGGCTATTATTTAAATCCAAACGGCAGTTCGCTTTTGTATGGAATTGTTTTGTCTGGGAATATGTATTTCCGACCTAACAGTTGGATTCAAATGGATGGGTCATATGGAATATATTGGCCTACCCTTTATGGGGCACATCTTTACCCAAATGCTAGTTCTACTTATACGCAATTACAAATAGACGGCAGTAAAAATTCCTATAGTGGTATGTTTCTTTCGCATAGTGCTGTCAATGGCATGATGTATGACAGTAGCGGTAATGGAGGTGTTTACCGAGAGGGAATTGGCAGATGGTATTGGTATCACAATGTTGCCAACAACTGTATGGGTGTTGGAACGGCAACTGCACCTTCTACTTACGGCATTTATGTTGTTAAAGGCGGTTATTTTGATGGTCGTGTAGATGGCACTATTTTTTACGATGCTAACAACACAGGCTATTACTTAGACCCAGCAAGCACTTCAAACTTATACCAATTAAATTTGACTAATCGCATAGTAAGAACTACTTCTGCGGCAGGGTATTTAGATGGTAATTATCCAAGTTCTACTGATTCCAACAGTTCTTCTTGTATTTACACGATTGGCGGTAATTATCAACCCGCAACAACAAGCCTTGGCAATATGTATGGTATTGGCTACACAGTTGGTAATGGATCAGCAAACCCCGGACTTGGACAAACTGGTTGGGGTCTATATGTTGCATCTGCGGGGGTATCAACAATTTTCTTAGATTCCGACAGTGGTGTTGTTATTGCCAAAGGGGATATTGTTCGTACAAACATTTCGCAAGGCCGTATTTATTTAACAGGTTCATTACCCGGATATGCGGCCAATACATATCCAACATTAAGAACTGATGGCGCTGTTTTGTATTTTGCCGCGGCAGGCGTTTATTCTGGTTATTGGAGTACTTACGATTTTGTTTCACGGGGCAATGTCACTGCATATTCAGACGAAACATTAAAAACAAATTGGCGTGATTTGCCTGATAATTTTGTCGAAAAACTTTCATTAGTTAAACATGGTGTTTATGATCGAATTGATACGGGTTTAACGCAAGAAGGTGTTTCAGCACAATCATTGCAACCTTTATTGCCTAATTCAGTTTTTGAAGGTGTAGATGGAAAGTTAGTTGTAAATTATGGTAGTGCCGCTTTGGTTTCTGCCGTAGAACTGGCAAAATATGTAACAGCGTTAGAAGAACGCATTAAACAATTGGAAGCGAGGTTTTAAATGGCAATCACTTACACATGGGCCGTAACAGGCATGAAGGTAACTACAGTTGGTACTGAATCCGATTATGTAATTCAAACCTTTTGGACAAAAACAGGCACAGATGAAAACGGCAACACTGGTGTTTTTAATGGTGCTACGCCACTTGATCCAAACCCAGACCAAACTGATTTTGTGCCGTACAACCAACTGACGCAAGAAATTGTTTTAGGTTGGATTCAGCCCGTGGTTACAGGAGATTATGAAACTCATGTAAATGATGAAATTGCTAAACAAATTGCAGTTAAAATTGATCCCGTGACACAGCCCGATTTGCCTTGGGCAGAACCCACACCCCCAACCCCAACCCCAACCCCTTAAAAGGATAAAACATGAACGATAAGATAAACATTGGTGAAGTAACTGTTGCTGAATTTAATGTAATTATGAAACAGTTATCAAATGGGCAGTTAGGTGAGTGCATTGATTTGTTTATGAAGTTAAGCAAGTTAGGCCAAGAATTCCATCAAGCACAGCAAGGCGGAATTCGCCCACCACCACCATTTGCACAATAATATAAAAGGATAAGACATGAGCCATTTACCCATCTGGTATTTAGGTAGCCTTGATAACGATTCTTGCAACCAAGTGATTGCTGAACTGTCTAACATCGAAGTTAACGATGCCAAGATGGGGGCTAAAGGCGAACAAGAAAATAAAGTTACGCGAAATACAAAAGTGCGTTTTGCTGAACCTGATTATTGGTTAGGCCAAGACCTTGAAAAGTTTGCGCTAGAAGCCAATCAGGTTTGCGGGTGGAATTACGAAATCACGCAGAAAGAGAATATTCAATTTGCTGAATACGATGTAAACCACCATTACGCATGGCACACAGACACTTTCACTTTGGCAGGCAATCCGCTTGATCGCAAAGTGTCAGTGGTCTGTTTGTTAAACGATGGATTCGAAGGCGGTGAATTTGAAGTTCGTTTGTACAACGATTACAAAGCACCATTGGCAAAGGGAACGATGATTGCGTTTCCAAGTATTCTTGAACATCGAGTTCTGCCAGTATTGTCAGGATTACGCTATTCGGCAACAATGTGGTTTAGTGGCCCAAGATTTAGGTAAGGTATGACGCTTGCAAGTTCTGGTGAAATAAGTATTGGCGGTACAGTGGCAAATCGTTCAATCAATGTTGAACTTAATTTGTCGCCTACTGCCAATTCAAATTTGGATCAGGCGAACTTTCGTTCATTGGCGGGTGCGGGCGGTTCTGGTACTCAAATTAACATGAGTGATTTTTGGGGCAAATCTGCCATCACTATTTCTTTAGCATCATTAAGTGATATTTATGGGGACATTAACCCCGGAGGTACTGCTTACGCTGAATATGTGTTCAATTCAAATGGGGCAACAAGTTATTTTAGTAGCAGTGGAAATGGAACACTAAGTAATTGGGCATCGCCAACTACAGCGGGGATTGGTTCAAACTATTGGATTAGATTTACTCAAACTGCTAGTTTCGGCCCTAGCACCGAAACTGGTAACGCTAGAAATACTTGGATTCAATTGTCAAGTGTTCCAACCTTTGGCCTATCTAAAACAGCCAATGGTGGAAGTAGCCGAACATATACCGCCCAAATTGCAACTGATAGCGGTGGTGCTAATATCGTTGCAACAAAATCTGTTGTGATATCTGTTGAAGTTATTTTCTAAGAGTTTTAAACATGGCAACCATCAACGAAACAGAAGCACGGCTAAATTCGCATGAAGAAATCTGCGCGTTTCGCTATGAACAAATCAATGCAAGATTGAAACGCCTTGAAGGTATTTTGATTAAGGCTTGCGGTGTTATGTTGGTGGCCATGAGTGGCGTTATTTATTCTTCAATGATTCATTTCAAATAATAAATGAGCCATCATGCGGTGGCTTTTTATTGTGTTTTTTTCGGCAACCATAGCCGCAACTGATAAGACAGAATACAGATGTATCCGATGGAAATGGTCGGGTGATGTTTATAACCGCAAGGTTATCTGCCTAGAGTGGCGCAAGGTTGAACGAAAATGATTGATCCAATCACCGCACTAGAAGGTTTAGAAAAAGCCGTTAGCCTTGTTAAAAAGGCGCAAGCCGTAGCCAAAGATATTGGCGGCTTATCGGTAATGGTTGGGCGCTTGTTTGATGCAGAAAGCCAAGCGACTAAATCAATGCTTGCTGTTAAACGCAATGGCGGCAAATCCAATTTTGAAATTGCGATGCGTATTGAAAACGCATTGATGAATAGTAGGAATCTGCAAAAACAACTTCAATTGCTTTATATGCAGACGGGAAATATTGATGTATATAACAAGATGATGGCGCGTAAAGCGGAAATGGATAGGGATGATGCCATTGAAGCGCGTAAGTTAAAAGAAGAAGAAAAAAAACGCAAAGAAGCCCAACAAGAACAAATGGAATTGGCAGTTGCTATTGTCGTTATTGTGATGCTTCTTGGCGCAATTGGTTGGGGCATCAATGAGGTTGCCGAACTATGTGCTAAATCAAGGTGCGGGCGGTGAATGAATACCAAAAACAGTTTGACCAATGGTTAAAAATTTTCGTAAGGCTTTGCATTGCGTGGTGGGTGCTTGGTCTGCTACAGCACCTACCTGATGAGTTGGCTTCAAAAATCGTAGATAAACTTCTTGGAATGATTGGCTTGTAAATTTAATTAAAGGATAGTTATGGATTGGTTAAAAACTATTGCACCTACGATTGCTACCGCACTAGGTGGCCCTTTGGCGGGCATGGCGGTTGATGCCATAGGTAACGCCTTGGGCATGAAAGACGCGACCAAAGAACAAGTAAAAGATTTGTTGGAAAGCGGCACATTAACTAGCGACCAAATGGCAAGCATTAAACAAGCAGATGCAAGTTTAAAAGTTCGCATGAAAGAACTAGAAATCGACATGGAAAAGGTACACGCGGGAGACAGAAATTCTGCGCGTGAAATGGCCGCTAGAACTGGTGATGTGTGGACACCAAGAATTATGGCCTTGGTTGTTTTTATTGTTTGGGGCGCAGTTAACTACAAATTGTTTAACGGCACAATCAACAACGATATGCGGGAACTTGTTGCCCGTGCATTGGGAACTTTGGATGCGGTGCTAATGGCAGTGATTTATTATTACTATGGTTCTTCATCTAGTAGTGCGGCAAAAACTGAAGCAATGCAGGGGAAAAAATGAACTTAACACCACACTTCACATTAGAAGAATTAACACACACCGACCACCGAACCTTGGACAACACCCCAAATGAAACTGAACTTGCAAACATTCAAAGATTGGCAGAATTCTTGGAAGAACTCAAAACTGTACTTGGTGGTAAGCCGATTATGGTCAACAGTGCGTTCAGGTCGAAAGCCGTAAACGATGCCGTAGGCAGTAAAGACACATCACAACATCGCATTGGTTGCGCGGCAGATATCAGAGTGCCATCAATGACCCCTGACCAAGTTGTTAAGGCAGTTATTGCATCTGGTTTAGGTTATGACCAAGTGATTCGAGAATTCGACAGATGGACACATATAAGCATCCCCAACCAAGCAGGCGCAACACCCCGCAAACAATCGCTAATTATTGATAAGCAGGGCACACGCGTTTATTCTTAAACTTCTTTAACAAAGATGCCTTCTTTGTTTAGATAGCCTTTGCGATCTTTGATTTCTTCATAAGCACCTTTGAAGCATTCAACCAAATCTAAATCAGCGCAGGCACAACCCATGATGAGGGTAACAAGAATATCCCCGTAAGCATCTGCCATTTCGGCCCTGTCGCCTTTGGCAATCGCGGTGAAAAGTTCTTGCAGTTCTTCACGGGTTTTAACCGCTTGGGCGTAGGCAGTGCTGTTTTGCACAATGCCGCGGGCTTCACCCCATTGAATAACCTTCATTTGTACATCTGCGTAACTCATATTGTTTCCCTGTTAAATCGTGAATTCATCACTTGTTCTAAATCGAAGTGATCTTTAAAACATTCGCTAAAGTAAACTTGATGTTCACTAAAGCCAACTAGCGTTCTGTCAAACACAAATGCCTTTTTAGGCAACTGCATTTCGCCCCGCATATATTTAATGCCTTTGTTGGTGATACGCCAAAGGCCAGAACCTTTTACATCTTTATTATCGTTTGGGTAATTTTCAATCAATGCCCAATAGCGCAAGTTAGTGAAACTTTTTGCCCGCATAAATTCGCGTGGTGCTTGCGTTGGTGTATGAACCCAACCATCTTTATCACCATTAATGAAAAGCCAAACCAAAAATTTTGCATCTGTTTTGGTGATGGAATAGCCGTTGTACTTTCCAAACCGATTGCAACATGGGCAATCACCGCCTTCGCCTTCTAACTTTTCGAAATAGTCAGTACGCAATTTTTTTAAGATATCTGCTTCAAATAAATCAAACATTTTGTAGTGTCCTATATTTAGGGGTACTAGCGTTTGCGTTCCCCCTGCATCAATCAAAATGGGGCATCTTCATCAATGAACACAGGCGCTTTTTGTTGTGTTGTTGCGCGTGGTTCAAGTGGTGGCTTTGCACTTAACCAACCATCCCAATTAACGGGTATGTGGTCAATCTTCAAACTGATGCCCTGTTGGCCTTTATCCCAAAGCGTACCAATTTTAGAAAAGCGTTTTTTGTTGTTGCCTTGGGCATCTGTGTATTCACCTACAACAGCGATAAGGTCTAATTTATTGGACATGATTTAATCTTTCATTAAGTTTACTAATTTTGGCATCTAATTCGGTTAAGAACTTCACCACTTCTGTTTCTAGCGTTGCCGCATATTCCATATCAAATTCAACCCGTTTAACAAACAGTTGCAACCCTTTTGGCAATCGCGGGTCGAACGATACGAAATCACACCAAGCACGGGCAGTGCAGGCCATTTGCCATTGCATCTGCGTGATGTACTTGGTTGGCACTTGTTCACTGATTAAGGTATCAATGTGCGTGGCAGTGTTTGGGCATTTAATTTCCAGTAAACCAAACAGGCCAACCAAACCATCAGGCGAAGCCCCTGCGTGGTCAATTGATGGATGTGCAACATACCCTACTTGATCGACCAATACATCTGTTAAAGATTCATAAGCGGCACGGGCAAAAGGTTCTGTTTCAGTACCCCAAGCCATTGCCGCGTTTGTGTACGATTCTGCAACTGTGCCTGTCATTCGTTCGCAAATAAGTTGGGCCATGTAGTTATCGCGTGATGCTGAATAACCGCTTTTGGTTTTGGCAATCACATCTGCAACGCGGGATGCCGTAACATTTCCCAAGCGGGCGGCAAACCATTCAGGCGTTCCCTGTTCAATCATATTTACCCCCTAAATCTTCTTTGACATAACGAACCAATTGTTCTTCTGGGTATTGGGCATCATATTTTTTGGCAACTTCAATTGCAGATTTCAAATTAAGATTGCTTGCAATGTATTCAAGCAAACCCAAAATGATTGTTGAATTTGTGCCACATTCTTCATCTAATTTGTCGTGCAGTTCTTGCTTTTCTTTTTTTAACTGTTCAACCAACACATCGTATGCTTCTGTTGCGTATTTCATAATTTGGCCTTTGCTATATCTTTGGCGTTAATAACTTTTGTCTGCCAATTAGCATTGCCATTGCAGGCGGCATAGGCGGCTTTGTAGGCGGCCTTTAAACCTTCTTGGTCTGTTGATGCTTCAATAGCGGCCAAGTGGTCTGCAAGGGCGTTTTCATCTACACCTTTGGTGGCCGCGGTGGCCATCTGGCCATCATCATCTTCTGGTGCAATGCCGCAGGCGGCCATCAGCGAACCCCTGCGGGCATAGGTCAGGGCAGACATATACGCAGGCGGGTCATTCTTGGTTACAGGGAAATGCAACACACCGCAATCTAATGTTTCGCCTGATTCGTGGATGAAGATGGTTTCCACCAT